TATTCCCAATTTGCTGCTATCCATTCAGTCATTGTATTCTCCTATTAGAATTGTAAGATTGCGTAATCATATTTTAGTGTTAATTGAATTTCTGCGGGGTCACTTGATGCATAATCCATATCACCAAAGTTTGCAGTTTCAATATAAGTACCTTTTAATGTCCATTCTTCTACTACGTCACCAACTGGTCCTAGCATATTGAATGTAACATCTTTTTTATAAAAATCTGAGTATCCATCACGACCTGTTACTGATTCGTGTGATAACCTAACCCATTCCATAACCGCTTGTGCACCACTTGGAACTACTGGATCATAAAGTGTGACCTCAACAGGCTGCCATGAACCTTTACCCTTGATGTATCTTTTTACATTAATATGGTCTAAAACAATCTCTTCGAACTGAATACTTGGTCTGTTCGCTGTTTTAACTAAATATGATGGTATACCTTCTATATACATGATGAACCGATTCTTTGTTTTCGGTTCAAACGGTGTGAACATAATTTCTGAAGGATCTAATGTAGCCATTCTTTGTTCTCCTAAAAAGTCTTTTGTTTGTACTCATAAATAAATATCAAATAAAGAAATTTTAAGTAAAAAAGAAAAACCCCAATCGAAATTGGGGCTTCTCATTATACGTTACATCTATTTATAAGTCAGACTTATTCAGGAAATGTAGCACCTGTTGGTTGAACGACAAAATCGAGTACAATAAACTCAGCCGTTCGTGTTGGTTGAATAAATATCTGACCAACTAATTGATTTCTATCCACAATATCTGGAGTATTATTGGAATCATCCATTACTACTCTAAATGCACTTAAACCACTATTAGATTGTACTTGTTCAAGATAAGGATTTACAATGTTCAAGAAACGATTTCTTAGTGCTTGAGTATTTTGTTCAAATACTAAGTATCTTGATGAACTTGCAATAAACTTTCTTAATGCAATTAACAACCTACGAACATTGATTCTATCTAATGCTGATGGTTTAGATTGTAGTGTTTTCTGTCCAAATACTACCACACCTTGACCAGGGAAAGAAGCGATTGGATTGATTCTGTTCTCATACAAATCATCTCTCTCTGAATGTGTTAGTCTTGTCTTAGCTTCTAATACCGTAGTTAAACCACCACGATTCAAACCAGCTGGAGCGAACCATTCATGTGATACTTGGTCTGTAAAACTGATAACACCAGGTATTACTACTGAAGGTGGCACCCATACAGGACTATTTGTTTCCCTATCTACAATTTTTACCCAGGGGTAATAAACACCAACATAATTTGTATCTAATGTTTTAATTGTTGACTTTACAGTATCAATTGAATCAGAGTATGCTGTAGCATCCATTATATAGAAAGCATCTGCTCGAGTTTCCGTCTTAGATATTGCGTGATTAGTTATCGTTGAGTGTAATCCATGAATCACACCAGGTGTTACCAATAGATTAATATCAAACTCATCAGGATTACTTATAGCGTTAATAGCCCTCTTATATCCAACTGAACCACTAGCAGAAGAATCTGATAAATCAAATCCTTGTGTATTAGTAGATGAAATATCTGGACCTACCGAGAACGGAGTTGCTGGATTGCTTCCGTCAAATCCCCATTGGAAAGGTATTGTGAATTTTCTCTGTGCAATCGCTGAATTTGTAAGTGATATTAACTCTGTTCCATCTGCAAAAGTAGAAGCTAATGTGCTTGCATCAGCGTGACCTAACATATTTTCAAGAGACATAGTTACATTATTTCCCACATTTGCAGCGTTTGGTATTGGACCTAAGTAATTTTGACTATCTGTAATACTAAAGTTGAAACCATAGAAAACAGTTGAATCATAATCATTACTTGCATTTGTTTGTTGTATTCTAAATGAAGCTGAAGGTACATTTGTAGTTCCTGGAACAGTATTATATACTGCTTTGAATCCCATTGGAATTACACTTTTTGGAAACCTAAATACTCCATCTTCTACCATATCTGCATAGTCACCGACTCTGACATATTTACTCAAGTTAACGAAATCACCATAATAGGTTAATTTACCATCTGAGTCTATCTCAACCCATCTATCACCAATTCGTTTAGCAAAAAAGTTTGGTGAAATTGGGTCAAATGTTAAATTATCAAATTGTTCTAATATATTATCATTATCTATGTTACCAGGATTATGTATTCGTACTTGTATTGAGAATGAACCAAAATCTGAACCAGCAATATCCGTATCTGGTTTTATATTTAGTATATTAACTTTGTAAGAACTGTTTATATCACTACCATGTGAACGAGTGTAAACTCTAAATAAACTAGACCTAGACCCATTGGATAGTTGTGATTGAATATACGGTGTTCTTCCAAAACTATATGAATTATTACCAGTAAAGGTACTAGCATTACCCTTTGTATCATATGAGGTTGAACCAAATTTAAAATCAAATCCAACTCCAGATGCACCATCGTGTTTTACTACTGAAGCAGAGGCAAGGGTATCGACATCACCGACTAGCATACTAGCTTGTTTAAAAGCTTTGTATACATAGACAGATGAATCATTACCACCTGACTTTGATGATTGTGGGTCTTCACTTATTACGTTAGTAATATAATTTGCACTTGAAGTGTTAAATGATAGTGCATAATTTTCGGGTGTTGTATCACTTCCTGAAACTTGTAGACTAAAGGCAGTCCAAGTACCTGCTCCTAATGTTCCAGCAGCATTACTCGCACTAGTATATGTCGATGCAATATCAGCAGTTCCATTCCCACCACCCCTTGATGGTGCAAGTATTGCCAATGAATGTGTCGCTATACCAGTTGCACCATCATTTGACATAAATGATGCGGATAACGTTGCTGAATAAGCAACTAATTCAAGTGCATCTGCAACATAACCACCGATACCAAGTACCCTGACTATTGTTACGACTCCTGCACTTCTTAAATATTGTTCTACTGTGTATGGTGTGTAAAATCTTCTATCAACTCCGCCAAACATCTCTTCAAATTCTTGAAAATTTGAAATTTGAGTAGGTGTGAATGCTGGGCCTTTTTTAGTTGGGCCAATAATTGCTGCACCTATTTCACCGATTGCTTGAGGGAGGAATGAAAGATCTCTTTCACGGGTAAATACACCAGGCGAAACGATTCTCTCTGCCATTGTAATTCTCCTAATTAATTTTATATACTAAATCTTTGAATAAGCGTGATTATTCTATAATAAGTATGATATAGCTTTCCTAAAATGTATTATTTAGGGGTTTTTTTTAAATTAATTGTTAAGTTGATGGTGTAAATACACCTGTTTTTGGATCAAGTTGACCAGGACCATATTTTTCGTTTAAAGTTTTAACAATATCACGTTCTTCTTGTTGAACTGTCTGATATTCTGTTTCAACTTCTTCAGTACGAATATTGAGAGCATCAATCTGTTGATTCAATAATATTTTTTGAACTGCAAGTTGTCCTAAGACGTTTTGTTTTTCTCCGTAATTAGTTTGTAACGATTGTAATGATTGTAGCTCTTCATCTGTGAATTTTAGTTCTTTAGATTCTTCTACAACGTTTGTTTCTTCAGCCATAACTATATTCTCCTATATTTTTATAGTCTCGTGTTTAAATAAATATCATATTATATTTGTAAATAAACTTTTTTTTTATACTTCCATAACCTTATATAAACGGTCTGTATCATCAGAACCTGTTAGTGCATTCATCTTTGTAGTAGCATCTGCTTGTGCATCACTACCACTATACTCCCATATTTGCTCACCACTACCACTTAGTTTAGCAACGTAAATATCACGTGATGCCCATTCTGGATCTGTCCAAGTTTCACCATTTCTATCCACACTTGATGTTGGTGATGGTAATAATTGTTTAAATATTCTATATGGCATTATATTCTCCGTTTAATATAAATATTAATTTTTTAAATCTTCAATTTCTTTTTTAAGTTCTGTTACTTGTGAAGATAATTCTTGGATTGAGGCTACCAATAATGGAACAATTTTTCCAAGGTCAATTCCTTGATATCTTGGTTCTCCTTCTGAATCAAGACCATCCTTTTCTCCAGTAATAGCTTCAGGCACTATGCTTTGAACTTCATGTGCAATAAATCCATCATAGACTGCTTCAGTCTCATCTCCAATCCAATTAAATCTTTTCGGTTTTAATTTCAAAAGCCTAATAAGAGCATCACTTAGAATAGTCACATTTTCTTTTAATCTATAATCTGAAGAAGTTGAGTATACTGTACTATTAGAGGCTTCAGAACTGATTATATGACCTCTTTGCGTTCCTGCACTGTTTCTAAACTCTATTTGATAAACACTTCCACCATTGTTATTACCTTGAGTACGTATAGCCCAAGTGTCACTCGCATCAATTATTTGGAGAGCAGCAGTTGGGTCTGTCCTTGCCATTCCAAGAGCCATTTTACCACCATGAATAGTTGCTCCAGCATCTGAAGAAGCGTATAATGCAGTACAATTATCATTACCAATCACAGCTGTGTTATCTCCTTGTCCTACTGCGAGATATCCAATAGCAATTTGGTTTGTTGCCCCAGCCGCTGTATCTGACCTATCACCAATACAGGTGTTTTGATTCCCACCTACTACAGTATCTCCAGCCAAATTACCTACAAATGTATTCTCTATACCACCTTCTACAGCTACTCCAGAATTTGTACCTATAAGAATATTACTATGGCCACTTGTTAAAGCATAACCAGCACTCTGACCTATAGCAATATTTGAATCACCAGTACAAACACCAATACCAATCGCATCATCACCAATAGCTACAGTTTTTATAGCAGTAGTTAAATTTAAACCTGCATTACATCCAACTGCTGTATTTCTATTAATTGCATCTTCATTAGCATCTTCTAAAGCTTTATAACCGATTGCAGTATTATTATCGCCCGATTGCATACTTACTAAAGCATTAAAACCCAGCATAGTATTGTTTACTCCATCTGTAATAGCATATCCAGCTTGAAATCCAACTGCTGTACAAAATGAATTTCCATCTTTATTTAAAGTTCTTAATGCACTCTTTCCTATTGCTGTATCACCATTATTTGATTGTCCACTAAGTAATGCTTCAAATCCAACTGCTGTGTTATGTTCACCTGATGTAAGAGCGTTACCAGCATTATACCCAATAGCTACAGTTCCATCAGCGTCAGCAGTCAAATTTCCTTGACCAGCTTTCCTACCTATAATAACACTAAATCCAACAGATGTTGTATTAGTGCCAGCTCCAGAACCAATAATAACATTATCATGTCCGTCAGTAA